TCAAGCGAAGCACGGCTGATGTTCGACTCTTCAAGATCGCTTGACGCAAAAACTACACTGTCAAATGTTGTTGTATATTTATATTTTTTAGACATTTAAACTTAATACACTTACTTTATAAACATGGGAGTAAAAGTATAATTTACACTTTCAACTTGAATATTCATCATATCATAATATAATTTTACCATCCAATTTCCAAGAACAAGTGCACTATAACTATCTTTTCTTGCTTTTTCGGGTCCCGTTTGGCGTTTAAGGTTTGATGGTAAATCAAAATTTTGCGTGCCACTTGCAGAGGTTGTGATTTGAATCAGCGCGCATTGTGTCTTGATCAAATTCATCATATCAAATTGATGTTCCACAAAGTCGATCATTTTTGCGGCATCTGTTTGACGCTCGCCACTCTGTGAGGTTCTTAGGAATTGTAGATCTTTGATGGGTATCTTTTTGCTGCGTTGTTCGTTGTATGCGTCATCAATTGCACGTGCTGCAAAATGTATTCGACGGTGATCAAAGTTTGCTTGCAACAATTCGTTTGCTAATCGTATCCATGCACTCGTAGGTTTTCGCAGATAACAAATTGTTTTGTCGTCAAGATTGTATTCTTTTTTTCCTTCCACCAGTTTTTCTTGATAGTGCTCGAGATCATCAAAGTTTGTGGTTAGACATTTGATGTTGATGTTATTCTTTTTGAACAAACCGCTTTCATTGCATGCATTGATAAACTGTACGCCTCCATTATAGTCGCCAACAATACTCACAATATTAAAATGAGTTAATAGATAATAAAAATAATTTATGTGCAATTTTAAATTCGCGCCACTCAATGCATAGCTATGAACAACCGTTCCAATCTTGCGATCATCATTGAGCTTGAGTACCATCATTGCAAAGTCGTCGCTGCTTTCACTTTCTGCCCAGCTGGGGTCGAATGCAAGAATATATTTTGCACCCTTTTCGCCCTGCACTTCAATAGTCGGAGTTTCGCCATCTTTTAGTGTGCATGCGGCCATTTTAGATGTTTTAAAGTATCCGCTACTATCATCGGTGAATATCGATCCAAACTCACGATCAAACTGACTCTGGCTCATTGTGGATTTTGCTTGATCCAAAAGATTTTTATCGTACAATTGTTTGGGTGCGCAATCGTAACTAAATTGCATGATTACTCGATGCGCATCACTTTCTTTGCTGCTACCAGTTCGTATCAATTCTTCAAACTGTTCATATGCTTTGTACATATACTCAAATTTATAACTAGCAGAGCTCAGAGCAATAAGTTTATTGTTTGGCCATATGTATCTTTCTTCTTCGGTCATTTCGCCGTTTTCAATCATGGTAGTTTCAAGATTATGTAATTGTTCGCGTTGTGTTGGATTTTCAACAACACTCAAGAACGGTATGATAACCTCATTGTAGATACGCTCGGGCATCAGCGCAAACTCGTCGATGATGATTCTATGGAAACGAAAACCCCGCAACTTTTCACCGTCACCAAGTGGCAATGCGCGAATACGACTGCGGCCAATTTCAAGCAACCATTCATCATTGCTTTTTGATTTGTGAGTTATACATTGTGCAAGATATGTTGCGCCTGGTTTGCTGGCAATATCTTCTATTTTTTTGAAGATCATTTTTGCCTGACGAAATGATTTAGATAGAATACCAATTTCTACTCCTTGATTGAGTATCGCATCAAGATATGCATATATCGCGGTGGTAAATGATTTACTCATACCCCGACTCCACACACCCATAAAATAATCTGTTTCGAACATCGCTTTGATCGCCATGTGTTGAAACGGAAACAATTGCACACCACTAATCAAATCAGCAGTAAATGTAATATTCTCGCGTAAAAATTTATACAACAATATTTTTGCATCTTTTTCTTCGATGAATCCTTTTAATTCGGATAATTGTTTATTGAAATCTTCGCCTTGTTTGCGAGATAATTGTTTGCCTGTTTCCCAGCTCATTAAATTAGTTTGTGATCAATGTAGTATTGTAAATCAACATTCCATAGTTTTTTACCTAATGTTAAAATTTTTGGAATTATGTCTTGCGATTGCTCGCGGCCGCCAGTAAAAATGAATTGGCAATGTCCAGCAAATTCGTGACTCAATACGCGCATGTTGTGATAAATATATTTCATGTTGGATGTGTGAGGTGACCAATGATTGCGCGACTCCATGGTTGATACATCTGTTTCGGTAACCACAAACAAATAACAATCCATATCTTTTGTGCGCTGCAATTCTTTTCTAAAGCGTTCATAATTTTTGCCGCTCAATGTGGATTTAAAATCGGTCTCGCTTTTGCGGTCAACAAATGTATAATCGTAGTGATCACTGCCCACAGCATAATCACCAAAGTCAAGCTTGAGAGATTCTGAACATGCAAATTCTAATGGTTGCTGTTCGCGTGTGTCAATAAATATTTTTATGTTTGAATCAACTTCATTTTGAAACTCATCTGGTAGTCGCGAATTGAACATTGGTTTGAGTCCAATTTTTTCGCATGCTTGAGTATATGAACTAAAATGTTTTTGAAAGAGTTCGATTGTTGGTAGCTCGCTGGATTGCAATTCAAAGTGACATGGGCCAAGACTCAATCCCTTATTTTCTGCGCGCTTTCTGAGCGCTTCAAGAATATACCATTTTACAGTAGCAGCATCATTCGATTCACACCATTCTAACAATTGTTTTCGATTCGCAAAATCTTTTTCAAAATAATGTTCTTTATTCTTGAACGGTAATGGCTCTTCGGTTAATAAATTGTATCGTGGATGATATTGAGTATAATATTCTGCTAGAGTAATTTTGTGTGAGCGCAAATGCATATGAAGCTTTTTTTCATCTTCAAAAGTTTCACCACATATTTTGCAAGTGTTCACAGCTCAAAGTCGTATATCTTCAACCAATCTTCTGGAAAACGTCTGCGCTTGCCGATCCAACCCTTGCGTTGCAAAAACCAAAACGCACAAACAAATAAACGAGGAACATTAAATTTGAATCCTTTTGTGTTTTGTACCACGGGAGTTTCGGCATACAATCGACGATACAATATTGGACACGATACATCTTGCATAACACAATCTATGATCTGTACATTTCTCACCCTTGGTCGATCCACATCATCATAATCTGTCCAGTTGCCTAGATCAATACATGCTCCATCCCACCAATTTTTAAATGAGCCAATGAATTTACAATTTTTAAATGTTAAATTTTTTACTCCACCTTTTGCAGTGATGTGTTGTTTGGTGTCTGGACCAGCAAAGAATGTACAATTTTCGAATGTAATATTTTCTCCGCGAACAATATCAACACAATCTTCTGCGCCGCCCATGATTTGAGAATTTTTGACAGTTACATTTCTACAAAAAGATAACTTTAATCCTTCGGATGCGCCGCCACCATCAATTGTACAACAATCAATTGTAACGCTAAATTCTGGCTGACCTGGTCGCCAACCAAAACCCAATGCATGGGTATCATTAAACTTTGATCCGTCGCTTGGTTTGTCGGCCACGAAATACTTTCCGTAGTATACTTTTTCCTCAGATGACATCTTCTTTTGAGATTCCTAGTACGCGCGATTTCCAGTCGGGCATTGATTCTAAATGATCTGCTTCTTCGCGAGCAGCTTTCTTTTGTAGTTCTGCGATTTTGATCATAACCTGACGTTCCTCTTCTTCTTGAAACAATTGTACGAGCGCAAGTATATTTGCATTTTGACGTTCCTTCGAGGATATACGCTTGGATCGATCTCCTTGCAATTTTTGAATGAGTGATTCCATACGTTTTTCGCATTGATTGTATTCTTCGCTTTTTGTTTTGAGTAGTTCTGCCAATCGAACAGTTAGATCTTGTTGATCTTCTGCTTCATCAAACATTCTATTCAATTTGTTGATTGCGCCTTGTATATTTTTAAGGTGAATATAATCCATACATACATTGATATATAAATTAATTTCATCGTTACTTAAGTCAGGCTTGTCCCACGTTGCTCGTACAAATTCTGCTTCAAATAACTCACGATCTTCACTGCTGTTATAATTATTTATAACTTGAATAAATCTTGGAGAAGCAAGAAAGCCAGTAAGCGCCTCAATGCTCTTTCGCTCGGTCATAGCGAGCTTCGATTCATTGAGGTTTTTTTGGCATGAGTCATTGATTTTCTTGATTACCTTGCTTGCAGCTTTTGGGGGTGAATAACGTTTATTGAATGAATCCTCGGATCCTGGAGGAGATATACTGGGATTACTGTCAACATAATTATAAACAGTCAAATATTCTTTTGTGTTGTGAGCCATGCGCACATCAGGAAATAAAATGCTGGCAATCTGAAAGCATTCCATTCCTCCACTGATGCTTTGTTCGATAAATTCTTTTTGTTCTTGCGTGAGTATGATTTCCTCTCTGGGGTATACATGTTTTGTGGCATAGTCTATTTCATTTTCCACAAGAAACTGTCTAACTGCTCGACCTTGCTTGCTTCTTCCATCAACTTTTTCTGCGTCAGGAAATACCAATCGAGTCAATTCAGTTAGATCTGTGATTATTCCCGCGTTATCGCGAATAATCTGTTGCTGCTCTTGAGTTAAGTCCATGATGGCGGATCGTAGATTGCTATAATATCTTCGGTTTTGAGGATGTCTTGAGCAGTTTCTTTGAACATTTTCTTTAAATTTTTGATTTGCTTGTAACCAGCCTTTCTTCCTTTTTCGCTGGTTTTATAACCCATTCGCTTTGCTACTTCTTCTTCGTCCAAATGTTGTACAAACAATAGTTCGTATACTTGATATTGTTTTGGAGATAATTTTTTAGCCATATGTAAATTCAATTTGTCCTGTGCATTGTGAATGTCAAAATTATAATCTCGCATGGCCGAGACTTCGTGGGTGTGATTCTCAAGTGCTAGAGCCATTTTGATACCGTATGCAGGTTTCTTAGTGCGTTCCCATTTGGCATATAATGGGCAGGATGAATCTTGTAGTCCGCTTTTGGTAAAACCGCACAACGAAGATTCGCCACCCTCTTTGGCTGCACAAGATTGATTGAAGGGGCAGTTCAGGCA